GAAACGAGGCGGCAATTGCAAAGGTTGCAGGCAGCATTAAGGAGTTTGGTTTTCGTCAGCCTATTGTTGTCGACTCCGAAATGGTGGTTATCGCTGGCCACACAAGACTTGAAGCTGCGCGATCGCTTGGCATTGCGAATGTGCCAGTTCATATCGCGGAAGGTCTAAGCAAGTCACAAATCAAGGCTTATCGCATCGCAGACAATCGAGTTGCTCAAGAGGCTGAATGGGATTTAGACCTTTTGAAAATCGAGCTGTCGGAATTGCGCGACGAGGAGTTTGATTTAAGCGAGACAGGATTTGATGAAGATGAGCTGAATGATTTGCTTGCTGAAGCTGTTGCAGAAGGCTTAACCGACGAGGATGCTGTCCCTGAGCCTCCAGAGGAGCCTATTACAAAGCCTGGAGACATCTGGATATTAGGCAGGCATAGGCTTATGTGCGGCGATAGTACGAGCGTGGATGCGGTTGATAAGTTGATTGACGGGACAAAAATTGATTTCCTTTTTACCAGTCCTCCATATAACGCAGGAGATTCTGAGAATCTGTCTGGGAATACTCATACAACAGACAATAAATATGCCACTTATCAAGACAATAAAACGCAAGACGATTATTTGGCATTTCTTAGGTCTTTTACGAATGCGTGGATGTGGGTTTCAAAATGTTTGGCTATAAACATTCAGCAATTAGCGGGAAACAAAATTGCTTTCGTAGAGTATTTGCATTCATATAAAAACAATTTAATTGACATTGCCGTGTGGAATAAAGGTCATGGTGCTCCAGCAATGGCGAAAAATGTCATGAATTCATGTTTTGAATATTTGATTTTTCTTTCACAAAATGAAAATCCATCAAGATCTATTCCTTGCGCTGATTTCCGAGGAACAATTAAAAATGTTTATGATGGATCTCCTAACAGAAACAATGAATTTTCAAATGTGCACGCGGCAACCTTTCCGGTTGATTTTCCTGAGTGGGCGATAAATAGTTTTACGAAACCAAAATCAATTGTCGGCGATTGTTTTGGAGGTACTGGCACGACGCTTATTGCCTGCGAGAAAACAGGTCGGTCTTGTCGAATGATGGAACTAGACCCAAAATACTGCGATGTCATCGTCAAGCGATGGGAAGAATTCACCGGCAAGAAAGCGAGATTAGAAAATGGCAGTGGCGACCTACGGACTGGAGACGATCTGCAAGCTGCTTGATCTGACTCCTCAGCGGGTCAATCAACTTGTAAGGTCTGGTGTTATTCCAAAACAAGAGCGCGGTCGATATGAGCTCGTGCCAGTTGTTAAGGCTTACATAAGATATTTGCGCGATCGTGCAGTCAATAACGATGTCGGTCCTGATTCTCTTAGTAACGAAAGAGCTCGGATGACTAAAGCTCGCGCTGATATGTTTGAGATGGAGCGAGATCAGATGCGAGAAACCTTAATCCCATCTGCTGACATTGAGGCGGCTTGGGAAAAGGTTGTGATGAATATGAGGGCAAAGCTAATAGCCATTCCTGGCAAGGCTGCTGCGAATGTCTATGCTGCGGAATCGCTTGCAGAAACCAAAGCAATACTGAAAGATGAGATCTATGAAGCCCTTGGAGAATTATCAAGAGTCGAGGTCCGAGTCGATAACCCTGTGCGGTCATCAGAATCTGAAGAAGATCACGGAAGCAGTGCTGAGGAAGTTAGCCCCACCACCGGAGATAACCGTAAGCGAGTGGGCAGACCAAGAAAGGAAGCTGAGCCCAGAGTCGTCGGCTGAGCCTGGCCAATGGAGGACTGATCGGGCTGAATATCAGCGAGGGATCATGGATTCTTTCGCAGATCCGACAATCCGTGAGGTTGTTGTCATGTCATCGGCGCAAGTTGGCAAGACTGAGATTCTTAACAATCTTTGTGGGTATCACATCGAGCATGATCCAAGCCCGATGCTAGTCGTGCAGCCAACGCTCGACATGGCGCAGACCTGGAGCAAGGACAGGCTCGCTCCAATGCTTAGAGATACCCCATCACTTGCTGGCTTGGTAAAAGATCCGAGGTCTAGGGATTCTGGCAATACGACACTGCACAAACAATTCCCTGGTGGTCATTTGACTGCCTGCGGTGCAAATTCACCATCATCGCTTGCAAGTCGTCCTGTCAGAGTCGTGCTTTGTGATGAGGTCGATCGCTATCCAACCAGCGCGGGAAGCGAGGGTGATCCTGTCTTACTAGCCAAGAAAAGAGCGTCGACCTTTTGGAATCGAGTGATCGGATTGTTTTCGACACCAACGAATAAGGGCGCATCGCGTATTGAATCTGCTTTTGATGAATCGGATCAGCGGCGTTATTTTGTGCCTTGTCCACATTGTGAACACAAGCAGTGGCTCAGATGGTCGCAAGTGAAATGGACTGATCCTGATGATGTTCGTTATTACTGCGAATCATGCGGAGTTGGCTGGGATGATGCTGAGCGATTTCGAGCGATTAAGAACGGCAAATGGCAAGCTACGCAAGAATTTACTGGAGTCGCTGGCTTTCATCTTTCAGGGCTTTATTCTCCTTGGCTTATGCTGCGCGATTGCGTAAATGATTTCCTTGAGGCTAAAAAATCACCTGAGACGCTACGAGTCTTTGTTAATACCTTTCTAGGCGAAACCTGGGAAGATGCAGGGGATCAGGTCGACGACTACGAGCTTGCAAGCAGAAAAGAAAACTGGGGCGATGCGCTGCCAAAAGAGGTGCTGCTGCTAACTGCTGGCGTGGATGTCCAAGATGACAGGCTTGAAATCGAGGTCGTGGGCTGGGGCAAAGACGAAGAATCCTGGTCCGTGGATTATCGGCAGATTTACGGTGATCCTTCTTCGCCTGGCGTGTGGAATGACCTCGATCAGCTGCTGCAAGGACGATATGACCACGAGCATGGCGAGATGACGATCAGGGCTGCTTGTATCGACTCAGGGGGGCATCACACTGCAAGCGTTTACAAGTTTGCTAAGACGAGAGAAGGCCGCAGGATCTATGCAATCAAGGGGGTCGGCGGCGAAGGCAAACCCATTGTCGGGAAACCATCGACCAACAACGGGCAGCGGGTCAAGCTCTTCCCTGTTGGCGTGGATACGGTCAAGCGCACACTGATGTCACGATTTAGGATTCAAGAACCAGGTGCTGGCTATTGTCATTTCCCAGAAGGCAGGGCAGATGAATATTTCCGGCAGCTGACAGCAGAAAAGCTCGTGACCAGGTATCACAAAGGCTTTCCGAGGTTGGAGTTTGTGAAGGTTCGCACTAGAAACGAGGCACTGGATGCTCGTGTTTATGCGATGGCTGCGCTGTCCATTCTGAATGCAAACCTGACTACAATGCACAATTCGATGATGCAAAGACAATCTATTCCTGTCGAGCAAAAGGCAAAACCACCTGTCTTTGCAAAAAAACCTTCGTCCTTTGTCAATAGTTGGCGTTAAAATCGGGGCAATTTGGGGGCAGCATGGCAAATTTGTTCAGTGCGGCGAACGCTCCGACGATTGAGCCCGACAAGATTGTCGTCGGTGATTTCTTGCAATGGAAGCGAATCGACCTGGGTGTTGACTATCCGAACACGCTACACACAGCAACTTATGTGGCTCGGATTACAGGCGGCGGCGCAAATGAGATACAGCTTGCAGGCACGAATAGTGGCAGCGATTATCTGTTTACGGTCAGCTCTGCAACCTCTGCAAACTTTTCGCCAGGCTACTATCACTGGCAGCTAGAGATTGTTCAGACATCTTCTGGCAACCGCATTGTTGTCGATCGTGGGTCTTTTGAGGCGATTGTCGATCTCGATGTCAATAACTCAGATCCTCGCACTCATGCAGAAATCATGCTCGACAAGATCGAGACGCTTTTGCAAGGCAAGGCAGATGCTGATGTTGCGAATTACTCGATTGCAGGCAGAAGTCTGACAAAACTCTCACCTCGTGAGCTGCTGGATTGGCGCAACTATTACAAGGCTGAGGTACAGAAAGAATTAAACCTAGAGCGCATTCGTCGCGGTCAATCTACTGGCATGACGATCAAAGTGAGGTTTCCTGGGAAATGAAGCTCTTTGATTT